GGTTGAACGCGTTCTGATACTCCTGCGAGGCCAGATCCTGCCCGTACCTCTGAGCGCCCCGCATCGTGGCGCCCGACAGCAACCCACCTCGAGCGGCGGCGCTGCGGTCCAGCGCCTTCATGCCCTCACTCATGCGGAACGCGTAGCCAGGGTCAGCCTCAAAGTCGGTGGAACTGAAGGGTCGCGCTGCCGATCCGAAGTCGGCCTGCGAGTAACCCGTGGGCATCGAACCACCGGGAGCCTGTTCACCGAGCAGGAACAGCAATCGATTGAGGCCGGTGACGCCACCTTGCCGGAACGGTTCCTGAAGTTCAACGCTCTTGTTGAACATTCGTTCCTGTGCCGCCGCAGACTCTCGAGCGGCTTGCAACTGAGCGTCTGCTGCTTTGTTTGCTGCCCGCGCTCCCAGAAGACCACCGGCAATCTGGGCACCTCCCATGATTGCCGACGCAAGAGCAAGACTCATTTGGTCACCTTCTGAAGTTGAACTACGGCGTTCACGTCACCTCCCGCCCACTGCATCGGATATTGATCGAGGATGCCGCGCTGGCCACAGTGCTGATGAACCCGGATGCGGCCAGCGCGTGTCCCACGATCTCGGGAAACGTGTAGGTCTCACCGGCTTGCAGAGACTTGGTCTTCACGATCAGGTTCTGGTTGCCTGCGGTGTCCGCCGACGTGACCAGGTTGACCGACAGGGTTGCCGTGCTGGCGCCGTAGTTGGTCGCGGTGAACTTGTCGATGATGGCGGTCACACTCGACGCTGTGTATTGAGTCGTCTGTGTGTTCTCCGCAGTCTTTGCGGGGATTAGAACCTTGACCGAGACACTCATTTAAGCACCTTGATGAAGATGAAAAACACCACGGTGGCCAGCGCCCATGCGCCAATGCCTCGATTGATCCACATATCCACCTTGCGCTCCAGCGCGTGGACCGATTTGTCGTGGACCGCGACAGTCATCTCGCATTTCCCGATGCGCTCCCCTTGGGTGTTCTGGCGCTCCTCGAACACGATGAGTTTCTGAATAGCCTCGGTGAGCCGGTCAACTTTCACCTCGATGCGTTTGAGATCGTCTTCCATGTGTCAGAGCCAGATGCAATAGAGAAGCAAGTTCCACGTGCCAGTTATACTGATTTGAGCCGACACATTGGCTGTCTTGTGTGTTATTGGGGGAGTTCCTTGCAGGGTGTACCCAACAAGGGTGGCCGATGTCCACACTCCTCCGCTAGATATACCCGGATAGTAAAAATATGTCAGATCAATCTCGTCGCCCGTTGAATATGAGTTCTCTGTTGGATTACCGGCGGTAGAGGTTCTTTGCAATGTCGCACGAGCAATGTCGGGCTTGCGAGAGTTGCCGTGGGAGAAGTTGAACGCCAAGGTGGTAGCGTTCACCAGAGTTGCCGGGGACGCGTAACGAGTCACAGCACCGTTCATCAGCAGGAATCCAGACCCCGCTCGAATGTCTACCTGCCCGGTGTTGGTGATGCGCAGTCGAGAGCTGGCGCCCGACTGCACAATGTCCAGTTGCGCGTTGCCCGCACCCACTGCACCAGAGTTGGTAAAACTGTAAGAGTTGCTGTTGTTGCTGTTCCAGACAGCAATCGAGTTGGCACTATCGACGCGGATGTTGCCACCGACGTGCAGTTTCTCGGACGCGGGGATCGCAACACCAATGCCGACGTTGCCCGCCGAGGAGCAGTTGAATCGATCCGTGTAGGACACCCCGGTGCCGGTGCCAAAACTGAACTGTGACGCCCGCAAATACACCGGTTGCGCGGTGGTCTGGGAGGCGTCCTGCGTGTCCAGCATCGCACCCGTGCCTGCACCAAACGCAGAACCGTCTCGCAGCAGCACGTGGGCGTTCGACGCTGCTGCCGCGTGGATGATGGCCGAGGGTGACGTGATGCCGGAGCCAAGACCCAGACCGGTCGTGGTGAACCGGTAGCGTTCTGTGCCAGACAGGGAGATGCCCACACTCGACGCTGTGGGAAAGTAGATGCCGGTGTTGGTCTGCGTCGAGGCCGCGATAGAAGGAGCGGCGGCTGTGCCGACGGCGAACGTGGGCACGTTGTTGATGATGTTGTCCACGGTCCAGATGTCCACATCTGTGGCCGTGGTAAGTTTCAACTTGTAGTTGACCCCGGTGCCAAGCCAGACATTGGCCTCGCCTCGAGAGTCCAGAATGATCGGGTTGGCGTTCGCCGTCCCCTGCCCCGCATCGGTGTACGTGGGCGTTGGCGTGGTGGTGCCCGCCAGATAACTGTAGAGCTTGCCGCCCACCAGCGGGTTGCCGTTGATGTCGAAGAACTGTGTCTTGGGTTGAGGGGTCAGGGTAGCCATGCGCTATTTGATCCTTTCGTAGAGTTTCCCCACACTGGCCCAAAGTTCCTCGATCAGAACCTGCTGCTCCTGAATCGCATTGACCAAAACAGGAACGAGGCTTTCCCCATTGTACTTCAGGTGATCCGGGTCATCATCATTGATGATGACCGGCGAATCCCCTTCCAGTTTCAGGATGTCCTGCGCCCTGAATCCGTACCGCACTCGACCGTTCGTCTCCTCCGAGTCGCGGGACGTGCGGAACTGGAATGCAACCGGCCTCAGGTTGTTGACGAATGCCAGACCGTGGGGGACACGTGCGAAGTTGGTCTTGTCGCGGGCGTCGGAGGTCACGGTCCACGCAACCCTGACGAACGCATCGGTGACCGATTGGTGACCCATCACGATCTGATTGTTGGCTGTCGTAGGGTCTGAGACAGGCAGATAGTTTCCGGCAGAGTCTTTGAACGCGGCACCAAAGTTGCCCGACCCTGTGGAGACGTTGATCAGCGCACTGTGTCCGATGGCGACGTTGTTGACACCCGATGTGTTGGCATTCAACGCCTCGAACCCAATCGCCGTGTTGCTGCCTGCCGTGGCGCTCGTGAGTGCTCGAGTGCCCACCGCGACACTCTGAGACGCGCTCACCGAGCTGAACAGGGACCGATAACCGATGCCGATGTTGTCCGAGCCGGACTGATTGGCGTACAGCGGTTGATATCCGAGTCCGACGTTCTGATAGCCAGTGTTGTTGCTTATCATCGCATTGCGACCAACAGCTGTGTTGTCGTTGCCGTTGGTGTTATTGACGAGCGCCTGAGAACCCACAGCGGTGTTCCGAGCACCCGTGTTGTTGTTGTAGAGCGCCGCATATCCGAACGCCGTGTTCTCGTCACCCGTGCTGTTGGACGCCAATGCGGTTGTACCAACTGCCGTGTTGTTGGACACCGCCCCCGCGCCGCGCCCCACCGTGATGCCCTCTACGGTCAACTTGCTCAACACGGCGGGACCAAAGAACGACACCAGCGCATCCGTCTCAATCTGCGGCAGCGTCTCCACCTCCTGCCGCAGGATGTCGATCTGTTGCTGCACCTCGCCAAGTGAGGGCTGTGGTGCGTTGGCAAGCGCATCGAACTCCACACCCAATTCCGTGTCGAGGGTGGTTGATGGTGCCACTGTAAAGTCGGTGGAGCTTGAACCCGAGCTACCCTGAACCGTCTGGAACAGGCTCAGGAAGAACCGATACCACTCACGAGTAATTGTGTTGGTATTCGGGTCCAGCAACGGAACCCGCGGCGGTGTGATGTTGGTAAGACTAGGCACCTGTGGGCCTCAAGTGGAGTTCAGCACCCATGATCGCCAGTTTGACGGGATCCGAGCAGGAAATCTCGTAGACGCGATCCCGAGATCTCATCGTCATTCCCAGTCGGCGCCAGAACACCCGCGTCTGTGTCGTGCCGATGGCACCGATGGACCGCCAGTGCTCACCGGACCACGTGTGCCCGCCATCGTCAGACCAGCGGAGCATGACTTGGGGATTGGACCCCTGACCCGTGGCAAGACCGACGCCGACCTCGCAGTCCAGTTGCAGCGCATCGTGGATAGTTCTGTTGAGCGTGTTCTCCCCCGGTGCGAGTGCTCGCCATGCCCGCAGACACACTTGCGAGAACACATCGTCGGCGTAGACGCTCATGTCGTAGGCGTAGATGCGACCAAGTTGGTAGTCGCCGATCACCACCTCGTTGTTGAACACCATCTGACAGTTGCCACGATGGCGACCGAAACCCGGCGACATCCACCGCGCCCGCTCGTGCCACTGCCCGGTGGAGACGTCGTAGACCCACGTTGCCTCGGCAGAAGGGAACGTGAGCACGTAGAACGCATGGCCGTCTTGCTGATAGGTGTAAGCAATGGCGTCCGACAGCGTCGCATACTGCTGGATCTGCCACTCCATCGCGTGAGTGCTGACGCGCTGGCCGGTGTAGCCATTGGAGCGATAGACGATGCCGCGCCCACGCACATCGGACCCAAGCCAGAAGATCGCGTTGTCGAGTTTCGCAACAGAGTAGGTGGCCGCGCAGCCGATCTCGTTGAACGCGCCTTGGATGCGCTCGAGTGGGAAGTCGACGTTGCCCGAGTTATACCAGACCTCGACCGAGTTCACACCGAAGAGCCAAACCTCGCGGTGGTCAATGATCATGCTGACCAGATTGTCAGGCGACCCCTCTACGCTGGCGAAGTCGAGCGGGTCCACTGATGTACCGTCAAGCAGGGACGTTACCCAAAGCCGCTGACTGTTGGGCTGGATGAAGACGAAGTACCCGTCCAGATAGCCGACAACCACCGCACCGGGGAAGTCCGGGTCAGCGATAGGCGCGAACACACCCGTGCTGGTGTTGTAGATGTACCCGCCAAAATCGGCAGCTATGAACAGTTGGGTGCCGTTGTCCGTCATGGTCACCGGACCAGATCCCGCCACGGTGCCCAGCAGCGTGACTGAATAGTCTGATGCCATGCGCCACAGTTGCGCACCGGAGACGATGTACGCAAAACTGCCAACGACCCACATCCCCCGGACCGGCCCGGTGCCGACAATCGCCAACCTGCGCAGCCCCGGCGCTCGCGTCAGGTATGCCGGTTCCTTGCCGCCCTGCGGCACGATTTCCGGGTAGAGATTCACCATCCGATCCGCCGCAGCGTTGGTGCTGCGGGCCAGATAGGATGCGCCGAGAATCGGCGTTTTCATCAGAAATTCCCGGCGTAGATGTTGAAGCGGGGCCGAGTGCTCAGGATGGCGAACGGCATGGACATGACACCATCCGAGGCGTTGATGCGCTTCAGATTGCGCTTGGACGCCATTGCAATGCGCGACACCGTGGGCGTTGGCTCCACGCCGAACTCGGGCGCCATCTCGCAGGCCAGGTTGTAACGGAACGCTCGCAAATACCCCGGCGGAAAGGCTATTGTCGTTGTCAGTGTCGCGGGTTGCGTGAGTTCCTCCACCGAGATGAAGTGCCACTCGAGCGCCCTTGTGGGCACAGGGTAGACGTACATCTCGATGTCCGGGTACGTCATGTTCAACCACAGCACCTGCGGGTAACTGCTTGTGACCGTCTTGAGCGCAATGCCGTCGTACTGCTGCTGGTTGATGATCTTGATGCCGAAACTCAGGCCGGAGGCGGGATCGCGGAAGTAGGTCGAATCGTCCACCTGCACCGGGCGCAAACCGACAAAGTTACCCGACGGCCCCAGAGTTCGACTGATCGTATTCGCTGGCCACGTGAACGTCTGATCCTGCGTCGAGAAGATCATCAGGCGCTCGGTCGTCCATGATTCGATCATCTGATTCATGGCAAACAGACCGTCCTGTGCAGTCTCCGCAGATGCAACCTCACCCTCGGCCAACTGACCTAGGAGGCGAAGCGAACCTTCAATTAGCTCGATTGCGGTTGTCATTGTTCCTCGGGCGCCGCAACGCGTTGACCACGGGTGCCGACGGCACCGTGGGGTCGTACCGCTCCCATCCCGCCTCGCAGTCTTGCTCGGCTTCCATTTCCGACACGGCAACCTTGGTGCCGTGTTGGGCGTGTCTCAGGTATATGACCATAGATGGAGGGGGCCGAAGCCCCCTCCGCTCCTTAGGCGATGCGATACAACTGCCACGCACCAGCACCCGTCTTCCGGGCCTGAAACCGGGCGCTGGTGGACAGCGCGACGGTCATGGAGCCACCGCTGGTTATTGTCCAACCAGTGTTGGTCACCACCGTGATGGCGTTGGTGGCGTTGATGTTGACGATGATAAACTCAAACGCAGTGTTGGGCTTTTCGCCCATCGCCTGATACGCCGTCTCCAGCGCGGCCACAGTGGGCAGCGTGAAGTTGATGGCGCCGCCGGGGTTGCCGATGAAAAACGCGATACCTGCGAGTTGTGCCGGAGTCGCGGCGGGATCAGTGGTGAACGAAACGGGTGCCGGTTGAGCATAAAACAAGACACCGGCTTCGTTACCGTCACCAATTTGATATCCGCTGCCCGATACGGGAAATGGCATGATTCAATTCCTTATGAGAGATTAGCCCCAGATCCGGCAAGCCATCGCGGGACGGATCGTGCTGTAACCGTACAGGACATCAATACGACAGGGCATCCGGTCGTTGTTGATGTCGTACTGGCGCACGATTCGCAGGGAGATTCCGTTGTAGACCTGCCGCGAGGCCATGTCCACACCCTGAGGCAGAAGCAGGTCAGCGGTGGCAAACGTGATGGCATTCTGGTGGAACACCAGATTCTGCGGGTACGAGGTCGACGCAGCGCCAAGGAACGTCACAGCCGCGCTGGACTGCGGGAACGTGTCCACGGTAGCCAGCGCGTTGGTGGCAGTGAAGATCGCCGGGCTAACAGTCACTGTTGCCGCACCAGCGCCGCTGGCCGTAACGTCAGCGGTCACCACGAACTGTTGAAGCGAACCCGTCGATTCACGAGTCTGCGGGTTGACCGCAAACACGCTGCCGACCGTGAACACCTCACCGGCTCGAATGGTGGCGTTGGCACCCAGACCCGTGAGGGCAATCTGGTTGGCACCCTGCGCGGTGATGGTGGTCGCCACAGTGCCGTTGGTGCGCGTACCCGTGGTCAGAAGCTTGATGGACTGCGACATGGCAATCTCATCAAAGCCCAGCACCCCCTCGCCCATCATGCCGTTCTTGAATTGCCGAGAGATAGTGGATGTGGGACTGAACAGACCCTTCATACCCTCGAGCAGACCGGCGTTGGCGGCAGGGTTGACCACGGCATACCGAGGACTCATGACTGCGGCGGCTTCGTTGAGCTTCTGCTGGGCTTGCAGCAGCACGAGCGAGGACGCAGGGGTCGTACCCGGAGTGCCAACAGACTGAAACACGCTGCGGAACGAGTTGGCAACGTCCGAGTCGATTGCAGCCGCCAGTTGCGAGATACGAGGCGTCAGCACACGGTCTGCGAAGTCGTCCAACTGCATCGTCATCTCAGCCGTGGTGAAGTTCACACCCACGTGCTTCTGACTCGATACAAACAGCGAGGTGTACTGTTCGTTGTCATCCTGCACTTGCAGGGCGGCACCGTCAGTCACAAGCGCACGGTCAGGCAGACGAATCCGCAGCGTGGCGCCGATCTTGGCGCCTTCAACGGCATAACTGTCGTCATACTGACGGTTCACGTTGCGGGTGATCACCAGGTTGTTATCGAGGATCTCGAGTGTCTTCCTGGTGATCATGTCAATGGTTAACAGACTGTTTGCCATGTCGGTTCCTTAGAATTGCTTGCTCTGTGCCTTGCGAATCTGCCGCTGTCGTTCTGTTGCGATCCACTCTGCCGTGCTC